TCTTCGAGGCGGAGGGTGAGCTGGCCGATGGCGCGTTCGCCGCGCTCCCACTCTTCCTTGTCGATGGTGGGGTCGAGCTTGCGGTTCGACTCACGGAGGCGGGCCAGTGCCTGCTCCATCTTGTCGATGCTGCCGGAGCGCAGTCGGTCGGCCTCGCGGGTGGCTTCCTGCTCGGTGGTGATGTTGCGCTGCATGGCGGCGGTGTCGGTGTTGATTTCCTCGGTGAGGTGGCTGTATGCCTGGGCGTTCTTCAGCTGTTCGTCGGTGAGTCCGCGCAGTTCGTCTTCCACTTTCTTGACGGCCTCGCCCTCGTGCTTCTTGGCTTCGGCCTGTGCGTTGCGGGCGTCGGTCTGTTCCTGTTCGGCCCTGGCTAAGCGCTGGTTGGCGGTCACGGTCTCGTCCACCATGCCGTTCAGCTTGTCTTGCTGCTGGTTCAGCTCGGCGGTCTTCTGCGAGAGTTGTTCCTGCTTCTGTGCCAGCTGCTCGGAGGACTGAGCGGACTGCTGCTGGGCGGTGGCGGACTGCTGCTGGGCGGTGGCGAGTTTTCCTTCTGTTTCCGTTATGTCAGTAAGGACTTTCCCTTTTTCCTTAACGGCAGCAAGCAGCGCATTGGTGGCCTCTGTTGACTTCTCAGTCAGTTCGGTCATCCTATCGGAATTGTCGGGCGTTTCCAGAGCAGACTTGTATTTCGCTTCAAGTGTTTCGATTTGCTTGATGGCAGACTCGTACTCTTTGATAAGAGCCTTGTAGTAGTCGATAGCGGCCTGAACACCCTGCTTGGACTGGCCATCCTCGTTATAGAGGGATTTCTTCCAGTCGGTATCTTTTAGGGCTTTCTTGTATTCATCCTGCAGTTTCTTCATCTGCTCCAGGTTGAACTTCAGGTCGTCAAGGCTCGTGGATTTGCCCTGATCTGTAAAGCTCGCTGCCCTCTCATAAAGGTAGGCTCTTGCGTTTTCAAGATTACGCTGTACGGATGCTTTGAAGTCTGTTTCTGATACAGAATGGCGGCTCATCATCTGGACATCTGCCGCACCGATGGTATCAGCATATCCGTTATAAGGTATGAAGTGGTCTTGTGGAAGTTTCTCCAAAGAAGACTTCATTTTGTCGCGGAACTTTGCATAAGCCTGCTCGAACTTTTTCATTTTGTCTCTTGGAGTCGGCAACTTGCTAAGCTCTTCAAATTCGGCATGGTAACGGTCGGATAATTCACCCTGCGTCTTGATAACTCCATCAAGCTCGTCCCTCTTGGCCTTTAGGCTTTCCAGCTTTGCCTTCAACTCATCTATCCCGCTCGTGTCAATCTTCGGCTCCGCCTTCACCTCCCCCATCTTCCTGATATCGTCGGTCAGCCCCTGCACTTCGGTGCGCAGTTTCTCCACGGTCTGCTTCTGCTCGTCGTAGGCCTGCTGTTGGGTCTTGGCGGCACGGCGGGCGGCGTTCAGCTCCTTGTTGGCATCGTCCACGCGCTGGTTGCGTATGGCGCGGTCCTCCTTCTCCTGTGCTTTCAGTTCGTCGCGCCGGTCCGTGAGCGTCTGCTGCTGGATGCTATTGTTTTCCATCTTCTGCTCCAGCTCGCGGCGCTGCTGCTGCTTCAGGTCGAGCCGCTGGCGCAGCTCGTCGTTCTCGCGGCGTGCGGCATCGGCGCGTGCCTCGGCATCGTGTATGGCCTGCTGGCTGCCGTCGTGGTCGGTGGCGTAGGCTATGCGCATGGCTTCCTCGCGGTCGGCCACCTCGCCGCGCAGACGGCGGTTCTCCACGGCCACGGCCTCGATGGCCGCCCCCACCTTCTGCCAGTAGTTGGTCAGCTCGTTCTTCTCGGCCTCGGTCTCGGCGGTCTGCATCAGGTCGGCCAGCCCGTCGCGTGTGCGCTTCAGGGTCTGCTCGGTGACGGTGCCGCCCCGGGCTATCTCCTCCACCACGTGCTGGTAGTCGGTCTTGAAGCGCTTCACCACCACGTCGGCCTCGGTGGTGATGGCCTCTATCAGTCGCATCTCTTCAGCGTCGCCCGGGTCGCCGCCAGCTTTCAGGTTGTCGTACCGCTTCTTCATGCCGTTCACGCCGGCACGTATGGCCTTGATGCTCATGTCCTCGATGTTGCCCATGGCGTAGTGGCGGTAGAGTTCGCCCGCTGCCTTCACGCCACGGGTATAGTCCTTCATCGTGGTGTTCACGTCCTTCAGGTCGCTGTTCAGCCGTCGCAGCTGCTTGCGGTATTCCTGCAGTGCGGGGCTGTCGTCGGGCACGTCGCCGAGGGCCTTGATGCTGGCGTTCACTTCGGCTACCTGCTGGTTCAGTTTCTCGGCATGCGTCTGCAGGGCCTGCATCGTAGCGTTGGCCATGCGGGAGTCTACCTCGAATCTTACTCTTGACACTAAGTCTTGATTTCGTCTGCTCATAGTGGTATGCTGTGTCTATGTGTTGTTTGCTGTGTTGTGGGGATGATGGCGGGCTCAGGCGCGGCCCTCGTCGAGCAGGCGCTGTATGAGCCTGCGGTTCTGCACCGAGGGTCCGAGGGCATAGACCATGAGGGCCAGTCCGTGGTAGGAGTAGCGGTCTTCGAGCATGGTGATGAACTTCGATGCCTGCTTGCGCATCTCGGTGGGTATCGAGGGCTTGGCGCGGCGCGGGCGACCGTCGGGCATGCGGATGGGCTGCCACTTGCGCCCGGCGATGGCTGGAGGCAGCCCGATGAACGGCATGCTGCGCCCGAGGGCCAGCTCGACGAACTTGGAGTAGTAGAGATACTTAGCCTCGAACACCTGGCGGTTGCCGCCGCAGTCGTTCCATGTGCGCCACTTCACGGATCGCAGCAGTGCGCCCGACTGTATGGCTCGCTGCCGCTGGATGTTGCCCTTGGAGTCGAGTTCGCCGAACTCCGTGAACTTGGCTATCCACTTCATCACGCGCTCGTCGCGCCAGTCGAACTTCATCAGTTCGATATTCTCGCCGTAGGGGTCGTGCTGCAGGGCCGTTGGTCTGTTGTCTGCCATAGTCGTTTTTTTTGTGGGGAAGATAGGGTTATGTGTCGTCAAAATCAAGGGCGAGAGGGGATGATGGATGATGGATGATGGAAGATGGAAGAACGAAGAAAGCCCGCCGTCCGGATGCTGATGCCGGATGACGGGCTTTGGTGTGAGAGGGTGAGCGGGCGGGCCTACTCATTAGGGTCGGACGGGTCGTCGCCCTCGCCGCCGGTGTTGTCGGTGGAGCCGCCGTCGGTCTTCTTGGCCACGTAGGCCACCTCCTTGGTGCCCTTCACCTCGTACTTGGGGTTGAAGGTGCCGAGCAGTTCGTGGAACTTCTGCTTCACCTCCAGATAGGGGCGCAGCGATACGCCTGCCAGTGCGATGAGCTCGCCGGCGTGCTTGACCATCGACTCTTCGTCGGTGACCACTCCGGGCATCAGCTCCTTGGCCTTGGCCAGGTTGATGCTCTGACACTTCAGACGGGCGTCGGTGTACTGTCGCCAGAGCACGTCGCCTGCGGTGTTGGTGAACTGGATGGCAAAGCCCTCTGCCATCAGGCGTGCTGCCACGTCGCTGAAGCCCGTGAGCACTTGCGAGATGACGTCGGAGGGCACGAGGGGCATGCGGTGGTGCAGCTCCTCGGCAACGAACTGGAGCGAGATGTTCTTAGGCTCCTCGTTGACGGTGATGGTCTTGGCGGTGGTGCCGAGGTTCTCGTTGCCGTTGTTGATAAAGATGTTGATATCAACCATAGTGATATTGCCGTTTAGCCCATCGGCCGGGGGTCTTAATGAAACAATATGTCGTGATGCCCGAAGGCGTCGTAAAAGTGGTCTCTCAATCCACCTGCAAGGTGATCTATTAAAGCACCTGCAAGGTGATCTCTCAATGCAGTTGCAAGGTGATCTATTAAAGCAGTTTCAGGGGCGGTTTAATCCGTTGTCGTGTTCGGGTCGGCGGGCGACTCCCTCTCCTCCTCCATCCGCCTGACGATGACGTTGGCGAGGCAGTGCTGCCAGCGGCGTTTTAGCTCGCCGTATACGCGCTCAATGGTGTCGATGCGCTTGTAGAGTTCTGCTTCCATCTGTGCAAGAGACCCCTTGCCTTCTATGGGCAGGTCAGGCTTCTCAAGCTCCTGCTCGCACCATGTTACGAAGCGCATCGTGCGCAATGTCGCCTGGTCCCGTGCAAGACGAATACGTTCAGCCAGACGTCGGTAGTAGGCTGCGTCGCGTACTGATGGCTGATGGCTTTTCGATGGCTGATGGCTGATGGCTGAAAGGCTACGGGTAGGCGCGTCAGCGGGAATTGGCTGATGTGCGTCGTCGGCAGACCCTCTTACATCTTCCTTCTTACTTCTTACATCGCACATCGACTCTAAGAGCGCCTGTGCCGCCAGCTCCGCGTCGTCGGGCTCAGGGGTGAGCGGTGCGGGCTTCACGCCCTCGATGCGGAGGGGAACAGGCTCCACCCCCTGCCCCATTCCCGACGTGCCGTCGCCTACCCGTAGCCTTTCCTGCTGAGGGGCCTGGGTGGCAGCCTTGTGTCGGAAGTATTTCTGTATTTTCTCTTTCAGTGTCATGCCCGCAAGATATGTCGCGGGGCTGCGGGGTTCAAGGGCAGAGGGTATCGGCTGTCGCCGAGAAATGGTCTAAAAATGAATACTAAAAATTGTCTATAAATATTTTTAATCCCATTTTTATTTCCATTTCTTGCGAAGCAATCCTAAGAGATTAAAGGACTGCTATCGGCTGTCGCCGAGAAATTGCGAGACTGCCGGCTGTCGCCGGGAAATTATACAAATTTAATTCAGAATTTCTCAAAAAGAAGATTTGAATAATTTGAAACCAATTTGAAAAATTTCCGCCCGTCAGGGCGCAGAAACCTTGAACCTTAAACTCACTCGCCCCACATCGCCCGGTCGAGCTCTTCGATGAACGGGTCTGGGGGTGGCTGCAGGAAACGCTCGGGGATGGGGGCGGCCTTCAGGAGATAGAGCGGGAGCCACGCTTCCTCGCTGACACACTGGTAGAGGTCGGCAAACTTCAGGCGCAGAAAGTCGTGACGCGAGCCGACGTACTGGCCCGTGCGCCCGCCCCACCGCTCTACGAGCTGCTGCAGGGCGCGGCTGTAGTCGGCCAGGTCTTCGTAGCCGTGGCTGGAGTGGTCGCGCAGGTTGATGCCGTCGATGGTGTCGCTGACGCGGAAGAAGCCCGTGGCCTTCTCCTCCAGCCGGTAGCAGTCCTCGTCCTCGCGCAGGCAGAAGCCCCCGCCCTCGAAGTAGTAGGCCGTCGCGCTGATGTCGTGGACGGTCTCTATTGGACCGCCCGCCTTGCGGCGTATGCGGTCGCCGTAAATGAATTTAGGTTTGGTCATTTGTTCTTTTGTGATTTACGATTTTCCCATTGTCTTCGCAACTGTTCACTGCGATACTCGCGGGTTTTCTTCAGTCCGAGCCGGTGGGCCATCCGTTTTACATACTCAATGCTGATACCAAGCCGACGGGCCAATTCATCGTTATCGGCAGTGGCATACTCGCGTTGCACCACGGCTTCAAGCTGGCGGGTCTTTTCGTGTTTCAGTTTTCCTTCAGCGGCCAGCCGTTTACTGATTTCACCTATTTTCTGCTGATGACGACGGATGCACTCTTCTGAACGGCGGATGCCATATTTTCCCGCAATCACCTGAATAGAACTGAAACTATAGCCTGTGCGCCTTACAAGCTCCTCGTCGTGCAGACCGTCGGGGTAGAGTTCGCGGATGGTGGCCACCAGCTGGAACCGCTGTTCGGGCGTCATGCCGTGTCTGGCGGCACGGTGCATCCTTACCCAGTCGCTGTCCTTGCGCAGCGCGAGCCTGTCGGCCCAGCGGCGGATGGTACGGTCGTTCACCTGGAAGTGGGCGGCCAGCACACGGTTGTCGGTCGTGGCATAGTGGCTGCGCAGGTATTCCGTCACCTCTGCCGAGAGTTTTGCGCCCTCGCCTTTCGGACGGTGACTCCAGTTGCGCTCCATGCTGCCGTTGATGGCACTGAAGCCCTGCCGGAAATCTTCATGCTTCTTCAGTCCAAGGCTGGCTGCCCACCGGCACACGGTGCGGTAACTCACGCCCAACGCGGCGGCCAGCCGGTCTGTCCGCGTGTCGGCGAAATGTCTGCGTAGAAAGTTTTCTTGTTCGGCTGTCATGTCGGATTTTCCTTTTCTGTGTAGTCGATGGCTTCGATGGTGTCAACGGTGCGCCATGCCGTGCGCCATGAGCGCTTCTGCTGGAGCAGCAGGGTGATCAGCAGGTCGTGGGGGTAGTCCTCCTTGACCACGTGGACGGCGAATGGTTGCGAGAAGTAGGCGGTCAATTCCTCGATGGGAATGACGGGTATCTCAGCATCGGGGTCGTTTATGTCGACGGGATGCTGCTGGCCGACGGCTGGGGCCCAGCGGTAGGCGGCGTAGACGCGGAGGCGCGAGAGGATGTCGGCGAGATTGGACAGTTTCTGCGGCACAGCAGCAGACTGAACATCGTCCGCGTCAATGCCGGCAAGGGTCAGCAGGGCGGCGCGGGTCACGTATGCCTCGTGCTCCTTGGGGTTCATTTGCAGGAAGCCTTTGGCCTCGTACTGCTGCAACATCTTGAAGTAGTCGAGCCAGGGCTGGAGGTTAGTTTTCTTCTTTGCCATGATTGCGGGGCTTTAAGTCTTGGATCACTGCGCCCACGATGATGAGCGTGAGCAGTTGGATAACGGCCTGTATGCCTACCATCAGACGGATTGGAAGCAACCAGGCAAGGGCCATCGGTACGGCCACGAAGAGCAGCGCCAGGACTAAGTAATAGATGATTTTCTGAGTCATTGTTTCGTTGTTTTTTGAGTCGGCTTGCAGCCGAGAAATTAGTATTAAAATTCATTCTGCCTTATTGTGTCGCTTGCCGCGATACCGCTCAGCTTCCGCCTCAATAGCCTTGTAGTCGAAGTCGGGTTGCAGTTTTCGCAGTTCGCGTCGTAGCAGGCGTATCTCCTGATGGTCGATGCCTGCGTCGTGCTCATACTGGTAGTAGAGCGTGCGGTAGTGGTCGAGTTGTTCAGACTTAAACTGCAGTTCCTGCTCCAGACTCTCCCACGTGCGGTCGTGTCCTTGGCGGTCGAGTTCGCGCTGCAGCCGCTTCTGTACGTCGTCGTACAGTTTGGCCAGTTCTCGATGGTTTCGGCGGGCGGTAGCCCAGTTATAGTAAAACTTCTCGCCGAGGTTGAGTTGTGCGTCGGTGTACTTCTCGCGGTGCAGCCGTGGAGCCTCGCGGACGATACGGAACGACTGCGCTACGTAACGGTACTCAGCGTCGATGTATATCAGTCCCGCATAGTCGGGCACCTCGTCGGGCTCTATCAGTCCCGTCGGCACGGCATAGTAGAAGTAGTTGGGTCGGCGGTGGTTGGCACGAAACTCCATGCTGTTGGGTGAGAGTGTGGCTCTGTAGTCGTCAACCGTCGCATATCGCTTATGATTATAACGCTCGTAATGCTCGTAGAAGCATGGCATCATCTGTTCTTCAGCCGTCGGACCCTGTAATATGGCGTGCTTGTGTGCCTTGTGCTTGAAGTCGTTCTTAAAGTCGGCGCGGCTAATCTTGATTTCAAATTCGTAGATGTAGCCGGCCTTCGTCCAGATGAGTTTGTCGCTCTCCCACTCGAACACATACAGTCCGTCGGCATAGTACTTGTGCGAGGCGAAGAAGTGGTTGAGCCGCTTCTGGATAGTCGCCTCGGTCAGTTCCTCGCGGATGGGTGGTCGTGATATAATGCATGTCATTTTATTCTTGTCTTTATTGGGTTAAACATTCGTTGAGTGTTACCAGATGGCCATGTCGGGGAGGTTGTCGGGAGGAGTATCAGACCCCACCCCTGCCCCTCCCCTTGATGGGAGGGGAGCGGCTGCGCCATCGTGTGCGCTGATAGTGCGGCAGTTGTCGCGGCGGTCTGTGCGGTAGCCGCTCCCCACCCCTGTAGGGGCGGGGCTGGGGGCGGGGTCAGTATCTGCTTCATCCTCCCACCGTCGGTGGTTCAGATACCCTTGGGCATACATGCGCTGGATGCCCCGTGTCTCGCAGTCGTCGCGGTAGCGCTGGATGCCGGCGAGGGCGGCGCGGCGGTCGCCCTTCGACAGCTTCCGCCACGCCCGCTCGGCGGCCACACGGTCGCGCTTCAGGCCGTATGCGTCCCAGAACTTCTGGAACTCCTGGTCAATAGGTGTTGATGTTTTCCTTGTCATATCGCTAATATATATTATATGTGTGCGGTCAGTCCGCCGCCGTGATGTGTCCGCTGTCGTCGATGCCCAGGGCCTGCATGTCCTCCTCGGAGGCATACTTGCGGGCGGTGTCGAGGTTTAGCTCGATGGCGTGCTTGCCGATGCGGTTGAGCACGTCGCTGTCGGAGAGCTTGCGGGCCAGCACGTCGGCGGCCAGTCGCAGGTTGGGGTCGTCGTTCAGGTCGATGAAGTCTGCAGGGTCGTCGGTCTTCACGTAGATGGCGCAGAGCTGCCGCCAGGTGTGCAGCGGCTGGTCGTAGCGGCCACGGGCGAAGAGCGGCGAGTAGTCGGCCCCGAACTTCTCCTTCAGGTCCTGCATCAGCGCGTCGTACTGTCCCACGGCCAGCTCGGCGCAGATGAGCCCGCACTCCAGCCGTGCCTTCAGTTCGGTGTCCTTCTGCTTGTGGCGGTCGAGGACCATCTTCACGGCCATATACACGTTGAAGATATGGCGGCGGTACTCGTCCTCGGTGCCGTCGAGATAGTCGAGCCACATCTTCAGACGGTCGCCGAAGTTGCTGTTGTGGATAGCCTCGTAGTGCTCCTGGCGGCGGAACGTCTCGCGGCAGAGCTGCTTCGTCTTCTGGCGGTACAGCCCGGCCTGCTTGATGGCGTCGATGCCGTCGCTGATGGCGATGCGTGCCACTTCGTTGGCAATGCCGATCATCGTGTTCACCAACGAGTTCGCCCGGTCGTAGCCCTCCATGTAGAGCTCCTGCGTCATCTTCGGGTTCGCCATCTTCAGCTCGGCAGAGTATCGCTTCTGGTATAGGAATGGATTTGTCATAGTCATATCGCTCTTTAGAATGTTCACTTTAGAATGGCAGGTCGTCGGCTGAGCCCTGGCCCTGCACGGGCTGACCGTTGGAGTTCACCTGCGGCGGGAAGGGCGACTGCGATGGCTGAGGGCTGACGGCTGACGGCTGAGCCTGTTGCTGATACGGCTGCTGCCCTACGGAGCGGAGCACGTTGTAGCAGCGGATTTCGTTGAACCAGCGGCCGTTGTACTCGTGGGCGTCGATGTCGAACTGTATGGTGACATTCTGTTCGCCCTGCTGAATGTTGAATTGCTTGATGCGGTCTTCGCCGAAGATGCGGAAGACCATGCGCTTCGGATACTGCGCCGGCACTTCCAATACATAATCCTGCGACATCCATGGATTGCCGCTACGCTGAGAGACGCCCGACTGCGCGGGCATCACTACTGTGATTGTTCCTGTAAGATCCATTTTGCTATTCTTTGTTCGTTGTTTCTAATTTATGTTTCTTCTTGTTCTTCTGAAAGGGCATGAGCTTCTGCTGCTTCGGGTCGTAGGTGTGACTTCGGACGATGCCCAGTCGGAAGGCGAAGCCCTCCTCAATCTTTGCGCCCCTCGACAGTTGCCAGCCGTCTATCATGCAGATGTTGTCGGAGCGGGACAGCAGCCAGAGGTCATAGACGAGCACCGTGCGGTAGGCACCGTCCTCGCCCAGCAGGCGCTCCAGCAGGCGGTAGATACGCGGGTGCTTGCAGGGTAAAACATTTGCCGGGTTCACGGGTCGGCAGCCCGAGGCCCGCAGCAGCGTGGCACAGTCGTGGAACGCCTGCACGTTCCGCGCCTGCTCCTCGCTGTCGCTCGAAGTCATCGGGCCAGAGATATAGATACGTTGCTTCTTCATGCCTCGTTCTCGTTAGGTATTTGTCCGTTCTCGCGCATGGCGGTGAGCTTGCCGATGAGTTGCTGGCGAAGTTCTGGCGTAGCGGTCTTGACATACTTGTCTGCTATCTCCTCGACTGTCTTGCTGCGGTCTTTCAGTTCCTCTGCCATGCGACCCATCAAGTCGGCAGCCTTATCTTGAGCATACTCGAACACGTCGATAATCTTGGTCTCGGCGATGTTCGACTTCTCGTAGTCTATCATCGTGCCGTCCATCACTTCGTTGATGTTCTTGACGGCACCGTCGAGCGTGGCGGCCTGCACCAGGTAGGTGACGGCGCTGCGCTTCTCCTTCTCCGTCTTCTCGTCGATGGTGATGAACATGAGCTTGGCCTTGTAGTAGCGGTCGTCATTCGCCGCGTCGCTGAAGAACACTTCCTTGTACTGTGCCTTCTTCACGTCAGTGATTTCAAACTCGCCGCTGATGTATGCGGACATTTCCTCGATGATGCGCTTCTCGGCCTCGCTGAACGAGAGGGCATCCACCACATACTGTTCTGTCACTTTCTTCTGCAAGCCGTTCTCCATGACTTTCTCATAGCGGACCTTGCACTCAAACCATGTTGCTGTTCTTGATCTCATTGTTGTTGATGTTTTATTGGGTTATTAACTGTTCGGGCTTTCGCCCTCGAAATTCACTCTATCGGTTTCCCTCTGAAGGTGACGCCCTCGTCATCCTCCGTCCAGCTGCCCAGCAGTGTGACCGAGTGGCGCTGCTGCCATCGTGCGGCCTTGCGCTTCCACTTGGTGTCGCGGTGGTATCGCTGGCCCTGGCGCAGGGATTTCTTCATCTTGCGGGGCAGGGAGCTGCCGTCGGGTGTGAGCGTCACCATGCTATCTGAATCGTGGAGCAGACGGGAGATGCTGTTCAAGGCTTCCTCGTCGCCATTGGTTGTCGTGGTTATCGTTGCCGTTCCTGTCATGGTGAAGCCTTTCGGCAACTGATAGGTGCCACTTTCTTCTTCCGGCGCAACGCTTATCTGGTCGCTGCTGATGATAAGTGGTTCCGGGTTCAGCAACGCAGCGGTATTTATTCCGTAAACCGGCAGTGCTACTTTTTCCTTCTCCATAATCGTTCTTGTTTTTAAGCCGTCTTTCGACGGGAAATTATTATTAAAATTGTTATTAAAATTATTCTGCATAGCCGTCTTTGAGGGCTTGCTGCAGCAGGTCAATCATCTGCTGCACCTCCTGACGCGAGTAGATGGCAAAGCCCACCTCGTCGTTGTCCTCGAACATGCCGTCGCGTCCCGTCCAGTGCTCAAAGGGGTATTCCTTTCCCAGATGCTGCTCCATGTCTGTGAGGATGTCGTCGTTCTCCGAATCAGACTGTGCGGCGCAGGCGTCAAGGTTGCCTACCTCCGTGCTGTAGAAGTCCACGTCCCATGGCCCGTCGAGTATGCAGGGCGTCTGTATGCTGAACAGATAGTTGTCGTAGCTGTTCGTCTGCTTGTTCAGCCTTGGGAACTTGCAGAACACGGTGCCTTTCGGCATCCGCTTGAATGTCTCGCGGTTTATAATCTTCATACGCCGTCCTCCTTTTTCGTCTTCTCTGCCATCTTCCTGAACATACGCTTTATCTCGTTGAGTGCTGCATTGTCCTCCAACAGGCACACGTCTGCCTCGCGGAGTGGAGTGGCCCAGCGGTCGCCTCCGATGCCGAGGAAGTGGAAATAGTCGGTGTTGCCCTCGCGCTCGATGCCGGCGCAGTAGGCCAGCACGTACTCGTTGCCGCGCATTGTCGTCACCAGCCGGCCTATGTAACCGTTCTCGCGCCGTATCGGCACCTCGTTCTCGTCGCGCCAGCCGGGGTGTGCCCGGTCGATAAGGTAGTAGCATTTCAGCGTCCAGGCGTCGAGGTCCATCACGTAGCCGTAGTACACGTAGTCAGGCTGCTCGTCGGTCAGTTCAACTTCCGGCACCGACTTGATAATCAGCTGCACCACGCCTGACAGCGTGAGTCTTCTTGACGAGGTGTCCATAAGCTGCTGTAGCTCCAGCCCCAGTCTGTTCTCGTGGCCTTCGGCATGGCGGTAGAACCACGCCGTGCGCCCTCCCTTGGTAATCTTGATTGCTGCTTTTGTGCTCATAATCGTTTTGCTTTGTTGTTATTACTCTTACTCCTCTGGCTCCTCGCTGTAGGCTCCCGGTCGGAGCTGCCACAGGTGGAAGCAGTTCTCATGCAGGTTGACGAACGACTCGCGGCGGGGGAATATCTGTGCCACGGTCATGTTGTCGGGCATGAACTCGTAGCGCAGTTCCTTCAGTTCGTAGTAGCCCAGCGTGTGGTTCGAAGACGCTGATAGATGCCACAGTCCGTCGTCGATGGTGATGATGATCTGCTTGCCTTTGTAGTGGAACATGCCGGTGGAATAGACACCGTGCTCGTCCTCGATGTACTGCGGCGTGAGCAGTCCCTCGCCGCCCTCGTAGCCCACCAGGGCTGCGGTTGCTGCCATTGCCATCGGTGAAGGCTTCACGCGGCAGCGCTCCAGTTCTTCTCTTGTCTTCATTGTTTAGTGATTATGTCCTTATATTCCGTCTCGATATACTCTTTCAGCCCATAGAACGTGCGGCGTTCCATGAGCGAGGATGAAACAATCATGCGGCGCAGCGACTCGATGTCCTGGCCGGTGACGATAATTTGCAGTTCGTCGTCCTGCGTTTTTCCAAAATGTACCATCTTTGTAATTTACGATTTGACGATTTACTATTTACTATTTATTTACGATTTACCATTTACTATTTCTGAGCGGTAGCAAATTATTCACTATTCACTATTCACTTTTCACTTAAAAAAGCTCCAGTCCTTGCCGACGGCATTTGGGTAGTCGTCGAAAATCTTGTGCAACTCGTCGTCGGTGAACAGGCGGTGCTTGCCGGTGCCGCCAATGAAGTCACGGAACGACTGCTTCCAATACACCGTGGCGCGGTCTCGCGTCTGCTGCATCACGTCCTGCACGAAGGCGAGGCACTCGGCAGGGTCGTAGGGCCTGAACTCCTGGCCGCCGAGCGTGAACCCCTTGCGGCATACCTTCGTGCGCTCGGTCATCAGTCCGATCTTGAAGTGCTGGCAGCCCGCGTCGAGCGCCTGCTGTATCATGCGGAAACTGGAGTCGAAGTCAATGACCGGCTCGATGCTGGCCCACGTCTTGAAGTGCATCTCTGTCAGTTGCATCATGGTCTTGATGCGCTTGGCGTTGGGGTCGGCGTGTGGTTCCAGTTCGTCGTGCCCCGTCAACGTGAATCCGAATGCTATGGGGTCGGGGTCGCTGGTAAAGTGCGGGTTGTCGATGAAGTCGAGCCGTCCGTGGCCTGTATGATAGAAGGGGATACTGCGGCTCCATTGTTCTGTTTTGTCAAATCCAAATATTTGCTCGGTAAATGAATCGAGGATGAGAAAAGTAGCATCCTTGGTAAGCAACATCACGGGGATGCGCATTTGGTGGGCGGCATCGTGGGCGATGGTCAGCGACAGGTTGCGCGTATTCGGCAGGCACGGGTCACTGGTGAAGGTGAAGAACAACCCGCCGTCGCGGATGATTTCGTCCTTGTGTTCGATGATTTCGGTCATCGCCAGGTGATAGGCATGGTCGTTACTCACCACGCCCTTCTTCAGCACGGGGTGATCTTGTCCGAGGTATTTGCCCGACGGGCCTTTCCGCAGATAGCAGTTATGCGCCACAAAGCCGTTGGCAAAGAAGTTGCCCGTGGTGGTCTCTATGTCGATAAGCCGTGCAGGGTTCGTCAGTTTCTTCTTTTCTGTCATGTACACGCTGTTGTTGTCGAATTTCAGCCGAGAACCCTCGAAGTCAAACAGCGACGTGATGGCCGGACGGCAGGCACGCACAAAGAGAAGGCTCGTCAGCAGTCCACCCTTCAAGCGTACTATCTTCAACACTTTCCCGCTTGGCTCCTGCTTTGGCTTGTCGAAGGTATAGGGGATGCCAAACTCGTCGAGTGCCGTGCAGTATGTGCTGATGATTCGGTCGTTGCAGTTAGACATACGCTTTGCCCGCCTCTTGCCGCCCTCAGCGTCATAAATGCCAGCCATAAAGCCGCGCAGCCACTCCCGGCTGTCGCCCCATTCTATGAGCGAGGTTATCTTCTGATAGTTATAAATGCCTCCTTTTCGGATGGCCTTATGCACGACGACCTCCTTTGTAGTCCTGTCAATCATAGGAAAGTCCGTCTCGTTTACCTCAATGCCGAAATGCAACAGATACTCACGTGTGCGGTCGATGGCTTCATGTTCCTTCAGTGCCAGCCGGAAGGGGTACTCGCTGTAATTGTCATAGTGGTATTCGGCCAGGTTGGCATCGCCGCGAATGATTCCCGACAGATACCCACGGCGGTAGTCGTCGGTGATGTCAAAGTCCGAGACTGGGTACTGCGGTATGCACACCATGCGGTTGTTCACCGTCAGGAACGGACGGCGGTGGAAGCCGCGCTCCGTGCCTGATGTGTACTTCCATCCGCGCTCGGTCAGGAAACGGTGGTCGCCGGAGCATACTATCTGCTGTCCGTTAGAAAACGTCAGCCGCCAAGGTTTCTTTGTCACCTCGGCCCTTGCCGTCACCTTGGCTCGTGTGATGGCGTACTTTCCTGTGTTCTGCTTCTCCACTCCGTAGATTTCGTCACCCACCTGCACGTCATCAATGCGTTTCGATGAACCGTCGGCCATAAATACATGCGTGTCTGGAGCGACACAGTAGTTACACTGGTTGCTGCATCCGACATACGGGTTCACAGCCCATCTGCCATACTCCTCGGCATTCTTCTTGGGTCTTGATAAGATTTTCATATCGCTTAATGTAATTACTTGTTCCACAATCTATCCCATAGCGAGCGGTTCTTCAGGCGAAAGACTTCCTGCTCTAAATCTATCTTCTGCCGTTGACACGCTTCGAGGGTCTTTTCCGATTGTTCCAGTTGATCCTCCATGTTTTGGGCCTCCTGTTTCCATCCGCGCTCCACCTCGGCAATCTTCTCGTCGAGTTCGCTGGTCACGTCCTCCATGTTGATTAGCTTGTCCTCAATGATTTCTTGCTGACCGAGGGCACGGGGATTGGTAGTTAGTTCCGTCACCTTGATAATCTGCCGACGTACTCGCACCTTGTTCTCGTCACAAACGTTGTCAAGAATTTGGGTCAGCGTGTCGTTCTGTTCCTCCAAATCCTTGATTCGGTCGCGCATCTCATTGTATTCCTTCAGCGAAAGTCTTACTTCGCCAAAGTCTGGAATGTTAATAATCTCTGCCATAGTCTTAAATATTTTTTTATTGGTTCATACTCTTAATCTTTCTGCATAGGGCTTCGCAGAGCACGCGGCTCATGTTCACCTCCACGGCATTGCCGATGTATTTCTTCTGTTCGGCCTGGGTGCCGATGAGCACGTAGTCGGTGGGGAAGCCCATGATGCGCTTCAGCTCGCCGATATTCAGCATACGCATACAGATGTCAACGATGCCGTATGCGGCCATGAACTCCTTCACCTTGCGCGTCCAGGGGCTGTCGCTCTCATAGATGGCGATGCCCACCGCGCCCTCCTTGGTGGTAATCAGGTAGGGCGGCATCTTGTCCATCCGCGCTATCAACGTGAAGCAAGGGTTGTCGATGCTGCCGCCGTTGCTCTGGTACTGAGGGTTCATCAGGTATTGCGCCGACACAATCTTCTGCTTGGGATTGTTGACAAGCGTCGGCGCTGGCCCGTCGATAGATGACGGCTTACTCTTGCCGTACTGGTTATCCATGAACTTTGTCGTCACCAGCGAAATCCTGTCCTTGGTGGTGACGGTAGGCGCAGGACTGTCAATCGACGAGTTGAATCCGTTGCCGTAGTATGCTGTCACGAAGGCATGGTGGTCGATGGTGGTCACGGTGCCGGCGGGCTGCTCTATGTCGATGTTCTTGCTGTCGGGGTCGCCACTGAACTGCTTCGAGAGGAACTGGCACTTCACCAGTCCGAGCCTGTTCTGGCACGCCACCGTGGGGCACGGCTCGTCGATGGACGGCGCATTGTGGTGGTTCTGCTGGTTCATCGAGTTGTACTTCAATATCCACGCCTCGTGCTGTTTCTTGCCCCCCGCCACGAACTTCACCAGTCCGGCATAGATGCGCTCCAGCGTTTTCTCGCACAGCGGCTTGCGGCGCACAAAGATGCTCTCGCCGTCGTCGTCGAGGTCGAGCACTTCGCGCACGGGTCGCCACTTCTTGTACATCTTGAACATGCCGCCCTCGTCGCCGTTCTTGGCGTGGGTCTGCTGTGGGAAGGCTATCGGCAGCCCCTTCCTGGCAAACTGCCCGAAGTACCGCTTGCGCGAGGTGTAGGCCCCGAAGTCGGCAGCGTTCAGGATGCGCCACCCGAAGTCGTAGCCGTAGTCGCAGACGTGCATCACCCAGCGCATGTAGTCAATCCCCTTGCGCTTGCTGATGGGCTTGCCGTGCTCGTCCAGTTCGCCCCAGCACATAAACTCCTCCACGTTCTCTATTTGTATGTAATCGGGCTGCAGCGCCTCGATGTAGCGGAACAGGTGCTCGGCCAGCGTCCGGCTGTCGGCATCGCGGGGCTGTCCGCCCTTCGCCTTACTGAAGTTGGTGCATTCAAGCGAAGCCCACAGCACCACCTTTGCCTTGGGGTACTGCCGACGCTTCTTCTCCAGATGCTTCACCATCGGCGACAGCTCCAGCGTGCGGATGTCCTCGGTGAAGTGGAGTGTGTGCGGGTGGTTGGCCTTGTGCGACTTGATGGCATTCGCGTCGTGGTTGACGCACGCCACCACCTCGGCACACTTCCTCCCGTCCAGCCGCGCATACTCCACGCCGCTCGACGTGCCGCCTGCCCCGCAGAACAGGTCGATGTATAATGCTGTTATATTGTTGCTCATACTCCTCCTTCCTCCTTCTTCTCTATCAGCACCGACATGTCGTCGTGGATATTACCCACGTAGAGGAATCCCTTGCCGGAACCCTCCAGCATATAGTCCGAATAGAAGTGCTTGTCGTCAACGAAGCTCAGTTCTCCGTCGCGCTCCACGTAGCCGCGTGTCGGGGTGTAGAGCAGCTTGCGCCAACCCTTCGGTGTGGCCACATAGACACCGGCATCGCCGCTGTCAACGTAGCTGTAGAACACGCGGTCGTTCACGTTGCCGTAGAGCAGGTAGATGTCACCATCGAAGTACTGGAACTTCTCACGCCCCTGCCCCTTTATCTCTCCCTTCAGGTAGCCCAGGTGTTCGCTCACGCCCGTTATCTTCACCCCGTCGCGCTGCAGCAGCTCAGCCAGCAGCGATATGCCGAATCGGCTGCCCATATCTACGTTGAGCGTCCCTCGCCGTCCATCCTCGGTGTAGTAGTAGCGGCGCCTGTCGCTCTGGCGGTACTGGTTATGCTCGATGTGCGGCACGTGCTCCTGCTCCCAGTCGTCCGGCTTCATGGCGTATGCTGCCTCGGCTATCTCGATGGTCTTGGGCAAGTGGTCGATATACTCCGGCAACCATCGGCAACGCCGTGCTTCCTCACTGTCGAAGAGTGCGATACTGTGTATCATCTTAGGAGTCATGTTCAGCAGTCCGTACATGACATCAATCTTCCTCTCGTTCGTGATGCCGAAGCGGGTCTGTGCAACCATGGCGAAGCGATCCTTCGTCACGTAGTTGCGGATTTCGTTGACGCGGTCGAAGACTTTCGCCGCCTGTTTCAATTCGTCGAATGTAATCATAATCTGTGTAGCTTTAAATTGTAATCTCTTGTTAATGATTCTTGTTTCTGTTGTTATAAATTGTCTGTCATTCTTCCTCCTCAAACTCCAGTCGCTGCTGCTGTCGCTCCTGGCGCAGGCGCTCCAGACAGAGGGCGTGATAGTCGGGTGACAGCTCGAAGCCAACATAGTGGCGGCTGATGCGGTAGGCGGCGACGGCAGTGGTGGCCGTGCCCATGAAAGGGTCGAGCACCAGACCGCCTTGCGGACAGCCGAGGGCGATGCACTGCAGGGGCAGCTCCACGGGGAAGGTGGCGTGGTGGCCCTCATAGCCGGGCTTGACCAGTATTGGCCACACGTCGCGCTTGTTACGGAAGCCGTCGCTCTGATTGCCGCCACGAAACTGCACATTCCGGTGACCGTGCACGGTAAACTTCACCTTGCGGTGATTATACTCGTGGGCACGGATGCCGGTGTTGGCAGGCTCGCGCAGCGCATCGACGCTGAAGTAGTAGCGAGGACGCTTGGTGAGCAGGAAGATGTGCTCGTGCGACTTGGTGCAGCGGCATTTCACGCTCTCTGGCATCGGGTTAGGCTTCTGCCAGATGATGTCCTGCCGCAGATAGAAGCCCATGTCGCGCAGGGCAAAGGCCAGCATCCATGGTATGCCTATCAGGTCTTTGTCTTTCAGATTCTTGCATTCCAGCCCGAAGCCCGATGGACGGGCAGGGTGCCCGCTTTCTCCAGCGAACTTCGTGTCGTAATATTGGCGGGTGGTGGCACCACGGTAACAGTTGTAGGTGTCGCCGATGACCACCCAGCATGTCGCCTCGGGCTTCATCACGCGCAGCACCTCGCGGAACACGTCGCAGAGCCGGGCGATGTACTCCTCCGGCGACTGCTCCAGTCCTATCTGTCCCTCGCAGCCATAGTCGCGCAGGGCGAAGTAGGGCGGCGACGTGACGCAGCAGTCCACCGTAGCGTCCTCCATCTGCCGCAGTCCTTCGAGGCAGTCTATGTTGTAGATGTTGTCGGGTTCAATCATTGTTGTAATGTCTTTTGTTTGTTACCTTACCTCTGGCACGAGACGGTGGATGAACTCGGTTTCGGCCTTGACATATTCCTCGATGTATTCCTTGTCGGCCTCCATGTCGAGCTGGAAGTCAGGGTCGCCGATGGGGATGCCAAGCATCCAGCCGAGGATGCCGACGGCAAAGAAACTGGAGAGGGAGTCCATCTTCGGGGCGGTGCCTTCGTTTGGTGTCGTTGCGCCCGTCGTGTCCGCATTGCATTGCTGCATGGTCTGCTGCGTCATCGTAAGCCCCTGGCTCACTTGTTCGCGCACCCTCTGGAATGCCCCGGTGATGTAGTCATACACCCGTTTGTAGCCCTCGCTCTCGCGGCACCGCCGCTCGTGATAGGCCATGCGTTCAGCTTCCACCTGCGCATTGTGCTCGGCAGCCGTCATTGGTCTTTTGTCGGTCATATATGTCATATCGCTCTTATGAATAACTAAATGTGTGATTCGTCTGTCAGTTGCTTTAGGGTTTTTTTCTTTTGCCAGTCGTCATCGTTCTCATAGACGAGCTCGAAGGGCCGTGCCTGTTGCCAGTCTTTCCAGTCGAGCAGGTCGGGATCAACATCATCGCAACAGTGACTGTGGGCCTCCAGGAACTCGTTCAGTTCCCTGCCTTTGGCTTCGTCGGCTTTTACGAAAAACCAGTCCATCCAATTCCCTCCCATTTTTGCGAGCATCATCTCTGCTCCGCATCCCTTGCATCTGAGGTACATTCTGTTGTCTGCCATATCGCTCTTTTGTTTTTTGGGGTTTAACACGAATTGTCAGTAATTTAACACGAATTTTTCACAAATCTTTCTTTGGCAGGTCAACGACGGTTGCCGCTGGCCTTGCGTCGCGTTCATGCTTCATGCGGGCCACAGAGTTCTGATAGGGCTGGCGGTTGATGTTCACGACGGCAGGGTTAAAGTCGGCAAGAGCCTCGATGAACTTGTCCTTCTTCTTGTACACCTTGCCCTCTATGTGCCAGTGGCGGTAGGTGCGGCCAAAGGTGCCGTCCTTGCGCAGGAGAGTGTGGTCGCAGAATCCAAGCCGTCCGTCTTCGCTCTCGTAGGTCAGCGTGTGCTCGTCCTCCATCGAGAGGGAGCAGACGAAGTGGAATGGTATCTTCTGGAGTTCTTCGGTGGTCATCGGTCAGTCCTCCTTCTCTATCTGTTCAACCATCGTCAGCACTTCGTTCAGCGTAGAGATAACGCCGCCCCAGTACATGCCTTTTCCGTCGTGGCTGGCATCACTCTCTTCGCCCCGCTTCGTGTATTTCTCTTTCTTCTCCATCAGTCCGGCCTTGATGCGCTTGATGGCGGACGGCTTGCTCTCTGCCGGAACGGGCAGCATCCGTTGGTACTCCTCACGCAGATTGCCGTCTTTGTCACAAACCCAGTCCAACACCTCCTGCCATGAACTCGGGCGGGCGTCGCTATCACAGCACCCGCAAGACGATGAGTAAGCAACTTCGTATGGTGGCCACCGCTCAAAGAGATACCATCCCGTAGATTGCCCGCATAAACCACACTCATGGTGAGGAATAAAGCTCACGCCGTTGGCGCGGCAAAGTTCTTTTAATTCTTGTTTTGTCATATCGCTCTTATAAATAATTAAATGTTTTACTCGTTATCTATCTCGCGAAACTTCTCGCGGTTCTTGTGGTAGACCACGAGCCAGCCGATGTTGTCGATGCCGCAGCACAGACCCCACACGAACATGGCGACCTTCAGCGACGGCATGAACAGCAGGGCGCAGAGGTAGCCGACGATGCAGTAGATGCCGCACACCACGTCGTTGTTGTTGTCGTACACCTCGCGCTCCTTCTCGTTCCACAACTTCGGGCGGAAGGTCATCAGGCACTTTCCGATGAACTCCGACACCAGCGTGCCGTAGAGCAGGCAGGCGATGGCGAGCACCCAGACATTGTACTCCACGAAGCAGAGCCACATGCCGACGAGGAAGCCTGCCGCCGACTCGATGACGCAGAGCACGGTAAACCAGCGGATGGCCCAGCGGCGCACCATGCCCTTCCATATCATGCCGATGAACAGGCCGACGACGCTGTAGACGAGCGACTGGAACGCAAGCCATTCGGCAGGCAGTTCCGTCACCCATGCCTTAGAGATGGCGGGGCCGACGTAAGCATCGAGCAGCCCGACGATGAACAGCGTCGAGAGCGTCCACCGCTGATTCTTGTCGGGGTGGATGTTGAAGAAGTCGAGTGTCTTGCGCAGTAGTTTCATGCGGCTCAGTCCTCCTTATCTACAATCCCAATAATCAAACAGTTCCTCCAGCTTGGCTCTGGCCGAGATAAAGGCTGCAGCATGGCCTCTGTCGTAGTGGCTTCCCTCGCTGCTGGCGTTGTCGGCTTTCGCCTGCTCCTGAAAGCGTTCGGTCTCCTCTACGAGCCACTGGCGGAACCGCATGAGTTTGTCAATCTCAGGATACTCAACCTTGGCGTTCAGCAGGAACACGTCGGTAAATTGGTTGAAACTTGTGATGTCGGCCATCGTGTACGACTTGGCATCGTCGCCGAAATTCACGCGGACGCTGACGGGCAGCGTCGGCTTTGCATTCATGTTGGTCACTATTGACCGTAAATCTTGTACGTTCATATCGCTCTTATGCTTTGGCCTGCTTGCGCAGGGAAATTATTAAAAAATTGGGTTAAAAATTCGTTAGGCGTTTCTTTGTCTTCAGTTGATACTTTGCGCCGCAGGCTGTGCAGACTACCCGCAGCGAGCCGGAGCGCGACTGCCGCATATCGCCGCCGCACTTGCGGCACTTGTTCTTCGTGCAGAAGTCGGCCACCAGCGTGTCGTACTTCTCGCTGGGCTTGCGCATCATCGGCAGGTCGCGCCACTTGTCGGGCTCCAGCCGCGCCAGGGCCTTGACGATGCGGCGGTACTCGCGGTTCAGTTCGCGCCGCGTGGCTCCCCATTCGTCGTCCTCGGCTATCATCTGCCCGCATTTGTCGAGCTGCTGGTAGAGCCAGTGGATTTCCTTGCGTTTCTCTTCGTCGGTCATGCGGTCAGTCTATCTTGTCGTTATACATCCATTCCTCACGCAGGAACTCTTCGTGTACTTCGGGGAAACGCATGATAACCTTGGCGTACTCCTGCGAATCCTTTGAAACCGTCGGCATCTCTTTGACGGTCATCTTCCCGTCGTAATACATCTCGTCCATCTTCTGGTAGGTCTGCCAGATGATTTCCCATGCGCTCATCACGCTCCGCTTGACAGTCATGCCCATCATTTTTTCGTCGCGCATGTCGAGGAATCCGTTATCGGCCAGGATCTTGTCGATAGACTCCTTTATCTGCTCCATTGTCCGATGGTCGGTCGAGGGGTCGAATGCCACGTCGGGATAGGCATGTTTCAGGCGGTGGATGATGACATAGAGGCGGCAGTCGTCGGGTATCTCGATGGAGAATTTCTTGCCGGGCTGCTCGGGGATGTAAGCATCGTAGCACCACTCCTTGCGGAATCCCTCCATGTAGCATGGCGCTATCCTCTCGCCCTTGTGCTCCACCATGCTGTGACTGAGGCAGTCGCTCGGTAGGAAGCCTTTGGGCAGCGGCTCGTAGTCGTCGGGTATCTCTACGCTCACCTTCCAGTCGTAGAAGTTGCAGCGCATAATCAGCTTGATGCCGTTGCGCAGCTTCAGGAAATACACTGGCAGCTCGCACGACTTGGAATGGTGTGTGCTTACCACGAAGCCGTGGGTATGCAGCAGGTTGCCGCAAATCTGACTGCGGACAAAAGCGGCTTACTCCTGTCCAGCCTTCTTGTAAATGAGATTGTCGTCCAGCTCCCATTTACGGATCCAATACATTAGTTCTTGTTTCATATCGCTCTTTTGGTTTTATCGTTTGCCATTATTCTCTTTCATCCATTGCTCAGCCTGCTTGCACCAGTCCTGGCCATGCGGACTGCGGCTGTACTCCGGTTGTCCCTTGGGGAAGCAGTCGGGGCAGAAGTACGCCCCTGCGGGGTTGGCTTCGTGGGTGGTGACGTGCCACCCGTGATGGATGAGCCACTGTACGATGAGCACGGTCGTGGCGCAGCAGTAGGGTTTCAGCACGGCGTTTCGCTCTTTCTCTGAATACATATTGGGTATTTCGAGTGTCTTGCCGCATTTGTGGCATTTCACTTGTCCCACGCGGCTATCCATGCCAAGTCGCTTGCGTAGTTCGCTGATTTTCGTCATAGCTCAGTCCTCCTTCTGTTTTGCCGACACGCTATTGTCGCGGTTGATACTGCCGGTGGCAATCTTCTTCACCTCGCGCCCGTCGTCGTAGATGCTCATGATCTGTCCGTCTTTGCGCGGCTCCAGTTTGCGGGTCAGCTGCGGGCCTCGGTACTCCACGTAGAGTTCGTTGGCACACATCTTCTTGCGGCCTCTCCTGCTGTCAACGAGGATGATAATCCCCTTACTCTCGATGATGTCAGCACGATGGAAGCGGGCATTGTCGTAGGCCCACTTGTCGAGAGCCAGTCCTTTGCGTTTGCGGAAGGCTTCTTTTACGCGCTGGATTTCCTCGTCGCACTGCTTGTCGTATTTTTGCAGCCACTCCAGCGTCTCTTCTGCGGTTCTTTTCTCCATGATTTCCATATCGCTCTTTTGTCTTATCCTGCTTTCGCAGGGAAATTGGTTAAAAATTCAGATTAAAAATTCGTTCAGCCGAACAGCGACGGCTGGACCAATGTTCGTCCGTTCTGTAAATGCTTTACACCGTGACACTCCTCGTCGAAGCGGTCGCAGCCCTTTTGGAAATACTCCGGATCAATCTCGCAGCCCACATAGTCGAAGCCCATCTTATAGGCAGCAATACGTGAGGACTGACTGCCCATCATCGGGTCGAAGATGAAGTCGCTCTTCTTGGCATAGTTGCGGTATATCCACCCATAAAGTTCCGTCGGCTTCTGTGTCGGGTGTATGCGTCCGGCATCCTGTGTCTCGCTGATGAAGCCCAGTTGACGCATGGAGTACATTTTTACCACTTTTGTCATGTTCGTCCATGCCAGTTCGGCATCGGCAAACACACTCTTATTCTCCATACCGTTGCACTTGTCCCATACTATCCAGCATTTCGATACTGGCAGCAGATGGGTGAAGTAGTTGCCGCCCCAGATGATGACGTTCTCGCTCACTCGCAACAGTTGGTCGAAGAACTCCTGTTCGGGTATGCTGTCGTCCCATCGCACATCGTCGCGTGTCGGTAGCTTCTCCACCGTCACACCGTAGCCGTTCTTTCCACGGGCATACGACACACCGTAGGGTGGGTCGGCCACGGCCAGTGCAAACGCCTTGTCGGGCAGCTGCCGCATGTATTCGATACAGTCGATGTTATGTACTTCACTCCTTGGGTTCATATTGCTCTATAAATATTAAATGGTAATTTCTGATAATTTCTTTCCTTAGCCCTTGCGCTTTATCTTCGCATTCATCTTCTCAATCTCCTTGGCTTCCTTGCTCATGGTGTTCAGTGTGCCGAGGATGATGGGGAGTTCGGTATTATACACCTGCTCTGGAGAGCTGTAGCCCTGATATTTCATCACGGCATTGATGGTGTCGGTCTCGCCTGTGAGGGCGGTGTGCAGGGGGTCGCTCTTGCCGCCGCCGAAGAGGAGGGGAAACACGGAAGGGTAGAAGTTCGCCACCGCCGTCTGCCATACCTGGAAGCAGATGTGGAAGAGTACGGGCGCGTCCGCGCCGTTCAGTTGCTCCTCCCAGAACTGGACGCTCGCTTCGGCCCGCTCTGCATCGTAGCGGAACGATGGCTTGGTGTGGAACCGGTCGCCGGTGTCTGCCGTCGCCGGGGCGGGCACGAGGATGTAGGCGAGAAACTGTGCGTGAAGGCTGCGGGCCTGCTCGTCCGTCAGTCCGTCCTGCCACAGCTGCGGCGCGATGGCCTGCAGCGAGCGGTACTGGTGCCAGGTGATGTTGGAGCATGCGCCCTGCGGCAGGGCGAAGGTGACGCCTGCCACCTCGACCGTCTCTTCCTGTAGCACCATAGCGTCCCGCCAGTCCTGCTGGTTGGGGTGGACGTAGCCTGGATGTCCCTCGCGCCGCTCGCGGATCACCTTGCCCTGCTCGTCGCGCTCCTCTTTGTCGCCCTGGTCGCCGTAGGGGTACTCAAACCACGGCATCGTCTCCCGTGCGAGGTGGGCGAGTTCGCGGGCCGTCGCCGTCCACGTCTGTCCGTTCTGGTCCTTCAGGCGGTAGATGCTCTCGCCCGTCCGGGTGTCGGCGGGCTCGCGGCCAACGACGGTCAGTCCGCAGACGGCCAGCAGCGCGGCGGCCCGCGCCACGTCGGCATTGCCGCCATAGCGCATCTTCGCTTGCCAGCAGCCCGTGAGCTGCTGCCAGGACAGCTCGCTCCAGGACTGGGGCACTGCGGGCAGCGGTGTGAGTACGTTGGTCTTTGAGGGTACGGCCATAGTTCAGAGTTCAGAGTTGTCAAGCATTGTGTCGCAGAAATACTTCGTGGTTTCCTTGTAGTCCTCACCTGTCATCTTGCAGAGTGTGCGGATGGTATGGTCGACCACGGCTGAGACAATGCACATGGCATCGCCCATATCCATGCTGTACTTGTCGAACTCTTCCCACATGAACCTGCTGACTTTTTCGCAGACTTTGATTTGTTCTTCTTGTGTCATATCGCTCTTTGTCTTTGTATCGCCTTGCGGCGAGAAATTTGTTAAAAATTAGATTAAAAATTATTCTTTGCGCTCTTGCCCCTTTGGCCTGATTGTGACCGTCGGTTCGTTGCGGTCGTTGTAGTCCGCTCCGTTGTAGTGCATGATGTTGATGTCGGCGCGCTTGTAGGGTAGTCGGCTCTGCTCCAGTTGCTCGACGGCAGCGGAGCGGGCTGCCTGCTTGGTCTTGAACGTGCCGGTGGAGTGGAGCTGCTGCAGGTGCTCGTCCCACACGTCGATGTAGTAGGTGAAATAGCCTGCCATAGTGCGTCAGTCCTCCTTCTTGTCAAACAATTCTCTCAGCACTCGCTCGATGTTGTTGATGATTCCAGCGAAGAAGCCGAGGATGACGCTAATGCCGACTATATGCCGACCAGACAGCTCCGGCATACAGAGCAGCAGCAACAGGCAGAACAGCATCGTATAGAACAGGATGCTGAATGCGTTGTCGAGAAACTTGTTGATTACCTTCATATTGCTCTTACCAAACTATCGTGTCCTGACGAATCAGCTTGACGGCGTTGATGATGCCGAGCTGATAGCTGACCACCTTCGACTCGTCGGCCTTGCCAACCTCCCGAACCATATATTGGCGGTAGTCGTCCGTCAACTGGCCGTCGTTAATCTCCGCTGCTATCTGCTCACGGGCTGCAGCCATCAGTCCGTTAATCCACAGCTTGATGTACTCCACCAGTTCGGGACCCGACTTGCCGTCCAGTACCATCTGCGCGTAGCAGTTCAAATCCTGACGCAGATAATCCTCGAAGTCTGACAGATTATTCTCTCCAACGTTTGAAGAATTGGAAAGAATAGGAATGCTTACTTCCTGCGTCCGCTCCAGATAGTCGGCCACGTCGCTGCAAAGGTCGGTTACACGGACTGCCCCCGTGTCGGTCTGCTGGTTCTCGTTCTCCTTGGCGCACTGGCGAAGCGCTGCTATCGCCTTGTGCAAATTCTCTTTTGTAATTTCCATAATTGTTTCTGTTTCGTTATACTTCATTCGGGTTTACAATCCCCGGCAGTTGCTCCAGGTCGTCCATGTCAAGATAGTAGCCGGTGCCGCCGATGCAGGAGGCCATGAAGTAGTGGCCCTTCGACGAGCGTATCAGGTAGTGCTCGCGGTCGCCGCCAGCCGCCCCGTTGGGCATCTGCCGCCAGTGGGGCAGCTTCGGCTCCAGTTCGCGGCGCACCTTCTCCTCCAGCCGCTCCTCGGCGAGTATCAGGTCGCGCACCAGTATGTGGTCGCTCTTGTATGCGTCCAGCTGCTGCACGCTGATGATGTCGCCGTCCCACACGTTCCGCTCTCGCTCCAGTATGCCCACGGCCTCCATGAATCCGTCGGCTAACACCAGAAAGGGATAGTCGCTCTTCGTGGTCTTGATCTCAAATACCATCATAGGTCAGTCCTCCTTTTGTAGTCTATCAATCGCTGCCGCAATCAGGGCGCCTGCCCTTACGAGGTTGCGCAGATGGTCTTTCGGTTTCCAGAAGTCCTTGCTCCAGGGCCAGAGGTTTGCCGCTGCGTCGCTGACGAGCTTCGATGTGTCCTCGTGCAGTGCATAGCCGACGGCGGCTCGGCACAGCACTTGCGGCGTGTGGTGGCGGTCGTGCATGGCGTCGTAGCCCTCCTGCTCAATCTGGCGTCGGCGCTCCTCGCGAATGAGGTCGGCACCACGGGCGTATTCCACGCAGTTCTCCTTGTAGGCGTAGTTCGGCAGGCAGTCGAGCGTGTAGTAGTCGCCGTCGGTGATGTCGGTCACCGTGCCTACCTTGCCGACGTTCTGTTTCTCGGTAGCCGTCGTAATGACGAGCATATCGCCAATCTTGAATTTGTTCATTTGTCTCTTCGCTTTTTTTGTTCTTTACTGTTGCTTACTTCACGTATCGCTCCACGAGGCCGATGATGTCGCCGACGGTCTTCGCCTGATAGGCATCGGCATCGCTGACGCGGATATTAAACTCGTGTTCTATCTCCACCAGCACCTCTACGCAGTCGAGGGAGTCGCCGCCGAGGTCGTCCTCAAAGTTCGCGTCGTTCTTCACTTCTTCGGGCTCTACGCCCAGTTTGTCCACCAGTATGTCGGTGACTTTCTTTTCAATGTCTTGTCTGTTCATATCGCTCTTAATTCGTTTAATTCGTTCAATTCGTGGTCGTCTTTTAAAAGTTGGCGGGCGATGCTGGCACGGTATGAAAAGGACCGTGGGCCTCACGCTTGCCCACACCGCCCGCCTTTCACGTGAGATTACTCGTTGGGGTCAGTCGAGCCTGAGCCGCCCTCGCCGCCGGTGTTGTCGGTCGAGCCGCCCTGCTGGCCGTCGGAGCCCTTGCGCTGCACGGCTGCACGCTCAGTCACCTTGCCGCTGGCGGTTACGCTGGCACCCTGGGCCAGGAGCAGGTCGGTGAACTTCTGCTCCACCTCGGCGTAGGCACGCACGGTGACGCCTGCCTTCTGCACCAGCAGTCCAGCGTTCTCGGCGGTGATCTCGGTCACGCTGGGGTCGAGCTGCTTGGCACGCTCCAGGTTGATGTTGCCGCCCTTGATGTGGATGTCGGGATAGAGGCGCATGGCCACGTCCTGTCCGTTCTTCAGCTGGATGGCGTTGCCCTGGGCCATGAGCTCGGCGGCGCACTCCACGAAGTTGGCCAGCACCGACTCGGCGGTCTGCTGCGGAATGGTGGGGTTGTGCAGCGAGATGTAGTGTGCCAGGAACTTGGCATCAACGGTTTTCATACTCTCGTTTACTGTGATGGTCTTCTGACCGGCGGTGCCGAATGCCTCGACGCCGTTGTTGATTTGGATGTCGTACTCCATAATCGTTACAGTTTTTGGTTTAACTTAAAATTGTTATAAAATGGGCTTAAAAAGCTTTTACCTCGTAGAAGGCAGTGGCTTTCACCTCGTGAAAGGTGGTGGCTTTTACCTCGTGAAAGGTTTTACTGCCTGTGTGGATGATATCCCGTGGCGGGGGCACGGGTCAAGGGCGGCGGCGCTTTACTCCTCCGGGTTCACCAGTTCCCAGTCGTCGGTGAGCATGTCGGTCTGCGAGGCCAGCCATCCGTTGACGATGGAGCCGTCGGCGGCCTTCATGCAGATGTACGAGCTGAAAAAGCGCTGGTGAGTCTCGTTGGGGTGGTGGCGTACCCACTCCTTGAAGTTGTAGGGCAGCGACTTCACCTCGTCCACAATCACCTGGTCGCCAATCTGGCAGAAGGGTCGCATGAAGAGGAACATCCCCTTGCCGTTCCATCCCTGTCGGCGCACGAGGAAGCCGTTCTTGAGCGAGCCGATGGCCTGCCCGAACGTGCCCGTGCAGCCCTCCTGCAGCCGCTCCATCGACTGTGCGCCGCTGACGAAGCACGTCTCCATGTCGCCGCGTGTGAATGACTGGTCGGGAGTATAGCCCTCCGACTGTTTCTGTTTCTCAACTGCCGAGATATACTGCTCGGCCATCTGGTCATGATTCTGTTGTTCCATAATCGTTGTTGTTTAGCCCTCCCTTTCGGTCGGGGAAATTATTTAAAAATTTGGGTTAAAAATTATTCACTTCTTCTGTTTCTTGATTGCCACGTCAATCATCCACTCGTCGGGCAGTTGCCGCCACGATGTGGTGTGGCAGATGCTGACGTCTTCGTAGTCGTCGTTCTCACAGATGTACTCGTCAATGAGGTCATCGAGACGCTGTTCAAATTCCTGTCGGGTCATCGCTCAGTCCTCCTTCTTTTTCTTCTCAAACAGTTCACGCAACACCCGTTCGATGTTGTTGATGCTTCCAGCAAAGAAGCCGAGGGCGAGCGAGAGGGCGATGAGTTCGCGGGTGGTGTTCTGCCAGCCTGCCAAGCCGAAGAGCAGACAGAACAGCAAAGAATAGATAACCCACGAGGCCATGCGGTCAGCCATTTTTGCCAGTGCTTTCGGTGCAGGAGCCTTGCGTTTGTGGCTGTTGGGGGCGGGCATCACGGGTATATCGTGTTCTACGTCGTCACCAGGCACGTATGGTTCAGGTACGTCGGTTATTATCTCCGGGTCGTTGCCCAGTGCGTCGAGTTCTTCCTGCAGCCGGTTCTTCTCCTGATACAGCACGGTCATCAGCTTTTGGTTCATCCATCGTGGCAGGTGTACGCAGTCGTGATTATTGCCGCTGTAGTTCTTACAGAAGTCGAAGTGGAACGTGTCGGGTCGGTCGTTGTTGTGGTCCCAATGGCTCCAGTGCTGCGTCCTGTAATAGTCGGTTGCATTGGTTATCAGTCGGATGTCCTCCTCCAGCTGCTTTGCCTTTTGTAATGTCTCTTGCTTCATTGTTCGTTGTCTGTTGTAATGTTATAACTGTCCAGCCCTCCATAGCTGTTGACGGTGTATGCCGTCAGCTGCCCGCTGTTGTTGTCTTTAACCACCATGCTCATGGCAATAATCTCCTTGTCATGGTTCTCCAAGTCGATAATCTTGTATAGATCGTCTATCTCCATCGCTCAGTCCTCCTTTTTTCCTTACGTTCCTTTATCTTCAGCAGCACATAGTCCACGAACTGCTTGCACGCATCGGGATAGTCAATGCCGTCAAGCCACGTAATCCATCTGTAGGTATCAATCTCCGTCTGCTCATATACGCCTATGGTATATCTGCTCGTCACGCTGTCGCCAAGGGTAAGGCGCAGCTCAGGAAAGAACAGACACCTCTTTGTTATCCACTCGATAGCCATCTGAACCGTCGGGCACTCATACACCTGCTTGTCTTTCGGCAATACCTCCTGGAAGCAATGCCCGAACCGGCAACCGTCCTCCAGATAGTAATGGCTGCACTTCTTGTCAAAGCCAAATTCGCTTAGCAGTACCGCCTGCTGAAATGTTACATACCTTTCTTCCATAGTGTCATTCCTCCTTGCTGATAATCTCCTTAACTTCTTCCTGATCAAATCGGAAGTCCATGCAATAGCGCTGCAGGCAGCAGCAGACCATCTCCTCGCCAACAGCCTTATAATATTCTGCGACGTGATAGAGGTTGGGAATGGTGAGAGGGTCGAACTCTTCCTTGTGCGCCTTGATGCGGTGTATCGCATTGTATCGGTACAATCCAATCTCACTCATCGTCATGCCGTAGTCGAGCCAACCTTTTTTCTGGCTCTCATTCTCAATGCCTGGAGGCAGGGGCTCCTCCTGCTGCATCTGGTCGATGACACTCTTTACCAACCCCAGCGTCTCAAGCTCTGCGGCGACCATACACTCCTTCGCCGTGCCAAGCGGGTCTGGTTTGCAACTCTTCGTCAGGCTTTCTGTGATTTTGTCTATCTCGGCCTTGATTTTATCTGCGTCAATGTACTTCATTGCTTGTTTCTATTTAGTTTGGTTCAACTTGTCTATTCTTTCCCGAAACTCCTTTTCCTCGCGTTCCTTGTCGTAGGGACGAATGCGGCCTGTCTCTTCCAGTTCGCGCATCATCTCGACCATGTTGCCGACGGCGATATACAGGCCCTCAATAATCTTGCTGGTGGAATTGCCATCGTATTCGTGAGGAAACTTTGCGAACATCAGCCGTTGGTCGGCCTTTAAGCGGTCGATGCAGTCGTAGATGCGCTCTTCCAACGCCTTGACGAGCATCCGGGGGCGAATGTACTGCGTCGTCTCGTAGTCATCCTCCGTGGTGGCGGGATGGAGCACCACGTCCATATAGCACTGCCCGAAGGTCTTGAAGCATACCACGTCGGAACGGTGCGGGTCGTCGTTCTTCACGTGGATGATGTCGGGATAGTCCATCACCTCCATCCGGCGGTAGAACTGCCGGTTAATGAGCTTGTTCGCCTCGATGGGCGACGGCTGTTGCTTCTTTGCTTTGCTGTTGCTGGTCATCGTTCAGTCCTCCCATAGTTTTGTCCCGTCGAGCGTGGTGCGTCGGCCCAGTACTTCGACGAGGTATTTCTTGCCTTTCTCCGCTCCCCATTCCTCACGACCCTCGCGGAACTCGATGCCTTTCAACTCGAAGGTCATGCGACGCGACTCATCATCCTTCTTCGGATAACCCAACGAGAACTGGACGTGGGTGTAGCCCGCCTTGTTGATGTCCTTGTAGCCGTTACGAAAGGAATACAGCAGTTTGTTAAAACCACAGAATCTCTTGCACCAATATGGTGTTGCCTCCCGGTATTCCTCCGGCTTCTCGCCAGACTCTATCATTCTGTAGTACTTAGTCTTCAATGGCTGATGCAGGATCTTTATTATCTGTTCTTCCATAGGTTCTATTTTGCTTGTTCCGCTTCCTTGTTTATCTTTCTTGCCAAGTTCCATGCGTGATCGTAGTCGTCGGACCTCTTCATGGATTCTACGAGTTCGTATGTGACAGTACGTTCGGCAGGGGAGTACCGCTTCGATTTCTCTGCCCACACGTTGCATCTCAGCCGTTCGTTCCATCCCACAACCTCCATCGTATAGAGGTAGTCGCCTGTACGCTCTATCCTTGTCTTGCCAATCGGCAACATCTTTTCGTTCAGTGCCATAATGCTCAGTCCTCCTTGATTTCATTATTCATCGTCGTCATCGTTCATCCTGCGTCGCAGCATGTCGAAGAAAGCCTTGGCGGCTGTCTCCACCCGTTCCTTATCCTCACTGTGGCGCTCGGCCAGGATGCGGGCTATCTGGCGGCGACGGTCGAGGATGTCGCGGACGACAAGCAGGATGTTGAAGCCCATAAGCATGGCCATGCCGACGGCATCCGTCCACTTGTAGGCGGGGGTGACGATGGCGAGGGCTGTGACGATTATTACCATAATAATGGGTAGCGCCAACACGGCGTAGTCGATGTGCAGCCGGCGGCGGTGGCGGCGCAGGAGTTCGTCGGTGGCTCCATCGTCGCCTCCGGCCATGATGCGTGCGTTGCGGAAGAGGTCGCGGCCCCACTCCTTGTCGCGCATGATATCGGCGATGTCGGCGGCGATGCGCATGCGGTTGCCCCTCGTGCAGTGCAGGTGGTAGGTCTTCTCCGTGCCGGTGGCATCGAGGCCAATGAGCAGCATGGCGATGTCGCCGTCTGCGGGCTCTGCGTATTCCTTGGCCATATAGCTGGCAAAGGCTTGTGCCTGCCGGATAAACTCGGAGTCGCAGCGCTCGCCGTCCTGAGTGCCGGGCTGCAAGGCTGGTGTTTTGGGGGTTTCTTGTTTCATAATCTTTCGTGTAGCTTTTCAAATTGTTAATACGCAATAATCTATTTCTCGATGCTGCAGTCCTCCTTGTCTTTATTGTCATGCTCTGCGTGCCACTCGTCGCTGATGCGTTCAAGGTCGTATATCTCGTCGCGTTCCACCAGCCCGTCGCGGGTGATGACGTGCTCGTAGCAGTCGTCGAGGTCATCGAGGTCTTCGACTTCCGGCACGGTGTCGCCCAACATCCACATGTCGTCGCCGTCGTCCTCTGGGTCGATGAACTCTTTGTCGCACAGGCGGCGGGCTTCGTCGGCATCCTTGGCATATACGGGGATATAGGCCCGCTTCACCACCTCCACCATATACACCTCGCGGCGGGCCATACGCTCGGCTTCCTCCCGTCGCTCCTGCTCGGCCTTGATGACGGCCCACGCCTCCATGCCGCGCTGCCACGACAGCTCTACGTCGGCACCGTCGTCGCCATTGGCGGTCGGCAGGACGAAGGCGCGGCAGTCCTTGGGATCGCAGCCCATGTGCAGAATGGTGACGGCCTCCTGCCTCCGGTCGTTGTCGAGCTGCAGCACCACATTCATGTCCTCGTGCCACACCAGCCGGGCCAGCTCGGCACCGAAGATAGCCATTGCCCGTTCTATGTGCGACAGCCCCTCGATGGTGAGCAGCACGCCGAGCACGTCGGCCACGGCTATCTGCTTATGCTCCTGCTCGTGCTTTTCCATCTGTTCGAGCAGCAGCTCCATGTCAATGCGGCGCACGGTGCGGGCCTGCAGGCGGTGGTTGAAGTCGATGTGTGGGATAGGTTTATGGGCGTCGAAATCGTCCATCTTGCGGAACGGACTGACGGCGCAGCCCGCTTTCTTGGCGCGGATGCAGATGAGTACGTGACCGTCGCTGGCCATCACACAGTCCTCGCCGTCGTGGTCTGCCTGACGGAACGGCTCGGCCAGTGCAGGGCGCAGGTCTTTCATCTGTTCACAGAATGGCTGTAGCGCCTCTTTCAGGTAAGTGGCCACCTCTTTACTTGTGGGTTTCGTTGTCTGTTTCATCGTGTAGCTTTTAAATTGTTAATATGCAATAATCTCTTTCTCGATGCCACGGAGGCGGATGGCGTTCTGCAGCTGGTGGAGGTAGTGCAGGACAAATGGAGTGCTGTTGGTGTCCTCGTCGTCGTAGTCGCTGGTGACCACGATCCTGAATCCGTCGCCGTCGGGCTCCTGCTTCAGCATCAGGCCGCCACCAGTCCATGTGCCGGGGGCGAACTTCGCGTCGTCGCCGTTGAGCTTCCAGCCGTTCTTCTCCAGCTGCCGCGCATCCAGCGGAATGGGCTGCACCTCTTCATTCAGCCGCAGGTAGTACATGCGGTTCTCTCCCGGCTCGGCATGGTAGCCCACCTTCTTCTTCGTGATCTGCTCCACGCGGAACGGGAAGGCGTTCCACTGGCCACGGTAGTAGAGCCAGTTGCCTCTCATTAGTTGTTCTGATAGTTTCATATCGCTCTTAATCTAAAAATGTCAGTTAATAAAGTTTGTTTTCCCAGACATACACCCTGGCGTGGGCCGAGTTGCCACGGGTGACGAGCCAGGGGAACTGCAGGCGGCGGTGGGGCATCTTCATAATCGGGTCGCGGAAGTGGATGTCGTCGTTGCCGATGTGGTAGAAGCGGCGGCAGTGGCTGCGTACCCAGCGGGTGTCCACGCCGAACGAGTTGCCGCTCTTCAGCGAGCCAGTGCCGTAGAGGTGGGTGCAGTAGGAGGCGATGACGTACTCCGGCTCGTACTTGCGGATAGCGCTGAGCGCGTCGAGCTGCTCCACGTCGCCGGGGTAAGTGATGGGCACGGCTCCCTGTGCGAGGTACGACTGGCGTATGTCCTCGCGCTCCTGCAGCCGGCTGTCGGTGATGGGTATGCCCAGCGAGCGGCCCAGCCAGCCCGTGCCGCAGCATATCTCGATGGCGGTGTGCGGCTCCATTTCGGGGTCGTCGTCAATCTCCGAGTGCAGCCAGTCCACCAGTTCCTGCGTAGGGAAGGTGTAGAGCCCGAGAGCCTGCATCACCATGTTCAGCGTGTCGGGAGTGTCGCCAGCTATCTCGGCGTAAGGCAGCGGACGAATCATCATGCCCAGCTCGGTGTCCTCAGTCATCATCCGTGTCAGTTCCGTCATGCGGCTGAAGCTCACGCGGTCGGGGTCTATCACCGTGCGCTTGTTGTTGCGCTGTGTCTGCTTCATCGCCTCGATGTCTATCGGCTGGCGGCAAAACGCCTCGTTCATTGTTCGGATGTCGTTATTCATTGTGTGTAGCTTTTTGCGGTTAGTGACTACGCCTCGCCAACGGGCAGCTGGTTCGGGAAGTTGCGCACGAGGTACTGCTGCAGGTCGTTGCAGAGCCGGCAGATGAACTGGATGCTGTTCACCTGCGGGTTGTCCTTCACCATCTGGCGGGCACCGAGCAGTATCAGTTCGCGCCCGACGATGATGTCCTCATGTGTCTTCACGTGCAGGCGGTCGAGGGTATCGGCCAGAGGTGCCATAATTTCCCGCATGCGCTCGTTGCTCACGGTGAGCATCTTCTTCTTCGCTTCGTTTGCGTCGCCCTGCGCTGCGGCAGGAGCGGCGGTTGGTTTCTTCTTTGTTGCCATAGTCGTTATCGTTTGTTCGGTTCTACCTTATATATTACTTTGGTCATCGTGCCGCCGGTGGCGAGTAATACCGTCACTTCCTTGCGCACGGCCTCGCCGTTGTGGATCATGTAGCGGAAGGTGTCGATGACCAGCTCCTCGCGTGTGCGGCGGTGGGGTGTTGTGGGTTGTTGTTTCTTTGCCATAGTCGTTCAGTGTATTAGTCCAAGTGCCTGCATCTGCCGACGCAGGTCGGAATAGCGGCGGTACTGCTCGGTGTCGGCAATGATAGTCACGCCGTCGCTGAGTGCGTAACTCGTCAGGCAGTACTCGCGCTTCTGCATCGTGGGGCGGTGTCCGCCAATGATAGGGCCTCGCGTCAGGTCGTCTCGCTCCGGGTCGCGGTAGGTAGCGGTGCTGGGGCGGAGCATGTGGTCAGGGATATCGAGGGTGACGCAGTGGTCGGGATAGCAGCAGCCGGAGAGCCAGTGTATCGCCTTGTCGGGATCCTCGGTGAAGAAGCAGAAGCCGATGCTGTCGGTCAGCTGACCGCGCTCCTTGGCATGGTCGGTAGCGTTCATTAGGCGTCCTCCAGCCACCAGCACCTCGTATTCCGCATCGCTCATAAATCTGTGTACTCGCATTGTCGTTTATTGTTTAATTTGCAAAATTCGTATTCTTATTCTTGCCCTTTGGCTTACGCCGCATCCCCGTTTGGCGGGGAAGCTCAAACATTATACGGTTCAATCTCTCTCGCTGTCGCCCTCGAACGCCATGCCGCCGTGCTCAACAATCTCCGTGGCGACGGCGCGGATATATCGCTCGATGGCGTGCTGTTCCAAGCTGTGGCCCGTGCCTTTGGCAGCTATGAGCGCCTGCTTCTCCTCTTCCGAAATGTTGTTCTCGGCGGTCAGCACGATGTCAACGACGGCTGCCCAGTGGGCTATCTGCTGTTCCTTGGTCATACACCTTAATTATATATATAAAGAGTATCGGCACAACTACGCGCTGTCAAGTTCCTCAATGCTGAACTCCGGGTTTGTTTCCTCCCCCGACGCGGTTGCTGCCGATATGAAATCTCTTTCTATAGTTCTTTGATGTGTTTGGCACAAGCCGCCGCTGTATGTATGTTGCGAGGCTTTGCCCGCATTGAGTTATTTTGACGGTGCAAAGATAAAAAAGAAAATCATATTTCATGTCGATTGATGTTTATTATTAACTTATTTTAAAATTATTATCTACACGGTTTTAACGGCTTTCTCGAAAACTTTCCGTATCTTTGCACCGTCAGACCATCTGTGCGGCCATGCCGTCCCCACCAAAGCGGCATATTTGTTTGCCATAATTATTAAAATACTTACCCCATCGGTCACACCGCCAGCGTCGGGAACGGCGAAAGCCTCCCGGAGTCCAAACCGCACAGAGGACTTGACACCGCCGCGAGTGTGGCCGATATTTGCTCATGTATGATACAGAAATCTAACAGACAGCTTATGCAGATGGCCGACTCGCTTAAAGAGCTGGCAACGATGATTTGTAGCCACGGCTTTTATGCCTATCATAAGGACGATATAGAGTATCCTATTCCCAAGGATGCCGTCAGGGAATACCTGGAGGTGGGCGCTATGTTCCAGCAGTCGCGTGTCTGGCACCCGAAGACTGAGCGGCCCAAGGACGAAAGCCAAATACTGATTGACGAGGGCGACGGCTTCTGCACGGCGGGGGAGTATTACGCCGACGGTGACATGCTGGCCGCTGCCGCCGGAGGCATCGCTGCTGACTGGGAGAACTGGCACATGGACCGCTGGGCGTATATCAGTGACCTTGTGCCGAAGAAGAAAAAGGATGAGTGAGCGATATGAGAGAAATTAAGTTTCGCGGATTCAACCGCAAGAACGGTGTGTGGCTGTATGGGTTCTACTTGCAAAACCGGGGCGCACACTTCGTCTGCCCCGACGAGTTTGCCGAGGGCAAGTCGTGGGACGACTACGAGATTGACCCCAAGACGCGGGGCGAGTACACGGGTATGGTTGACAGGAACAAGCAGGAGATTTATGAGGGCGACATACTCTACGATCATTATTCCAATAACAGGTTCAGAGTGTATTTCACCCGTGCCAGCTTCGACGTAGAAGGCATATTGGAAGCAGACTACCGCCATCTAAGCGATGTGGCAATAAACAGCGAAGTCATCGGCAACATACATAATAATCCAGAATTATTAAAGGAGTAGCGTATGGCAATGATAGACGAGTGTTTCATGGCACGGATGCAGACGCTGCATGGACGGTTCCCGCTGCGGGAGTTTCGCGAGCAGTTTCTGAAGGAATATACGAGACACGGGATAGTACTGATACAGGGCACGACTTATTCCTTCAAAGGGGATGCGCCTATGGTGGCCGACATGGAGTGCGGGATTGTATTCTCAGAACAACGGCTCCTCAATATCGCCCTCCGTCTATGCCGGCGGTGGGGATTCAACGTAGACCGGCGGGAACACAAGGACGCTGGCGGCAGAGACTTGCCTGCCTACTATGTCAGCATCCCCACGGAGTATCTTCGCCACAGAATGAGCAGCGAGGCCGTCGGTAAGATGCTCACCCGCGACCGCTCCTACATACACCGCAATACGCCGGAGGGCAGGAGACATGTCGAAGAATAAAGAAAAACTCGTGGATATGAGTGACAATATGAAATGGATTATCACGGGCATCATCGTCGTGCTGATAAGCGCAGCAGAGGTGATGTGGTTCTGGCCGTGGTTCGTCAGGTGGTGTCTGGGGGAATAAATTAAAAAAGATGCAGGGCACCGTCGCGGCGGCCTGCATCCGAATGTTTAACTAATATCTATGGTAAATTACAAGATTTGTTCTCAAACGACCCGCCGGCAGATCTGACGGTATGCCTGGCGGGGACTCTTGTCTTATGAGGGATCATTTTCGTGACCTCACGAAAATGCCGATTAAGCGAGAGCAATACGATGCTCGCATCAGCATTGCCGAGCGTGAGGCATTTCAACGAAGTTAAAATGGTCACGCCCCCTGCCCCGCCACCGTTTCGACCATACCCGTCGGATTGCGGTCCAAGGTCGTGAAACTCATCTGGCGTATGGCTGGCTCCAGATGCGAGTCGAACTTGTTGAACGTAAAGACATCCATCAGGAAGCGGAGGTACATGCGCTGCCGCACGTTGAGCAGCTGCTGCTTCATCAGTCGTATCTCGCGCAACGCTGTGCCGCCGTTCGAGGCACTGACCATCGGCACACCGATGTCGCGGGGGTCAACACCAAAGGCGAGGAAGATGGGTGAGGTGCTGAGCTCCAGTTCCTCCTTGCCGGCCTTTACCGCGTCGTTGGTGGTCTCTTTTACATCGACTATCTCGACGTTGTGGTGATCCTTGCCGTCCTGACCGAGCCACATAAACTGGCGCATCATCTTGCCGTTGTTCTCGCGCTGCTGCAGGAACTGCTCTACGTTCTGGTCCAGTTCGTCGATAAACTCCTGCTGCTTGTCCTTGTCGCCGGCTATGCCATTGTCGGCAAATACCATGTCGAGGTAGTCGAGCGAGATGTAGATGATACGGCCCCAGGTGGTGTTGTTCTCGCGCTGCTTCGCCTTGTCGTAGAGGATGGTGCTGGAGAAGTCGTAAGCCTTAGATGTAAAAATGCTCCACCAGTCGGGCTGCTGATAGTAGTTCTTGTTGCCGTAATAGACGGGGCAGACGGCCCATGTGGGGCGGGCATTGATGCGGGTGCGCTGGTTGGCCGATACGAGGTATCGCAAGTCGCTGACGCGGGCGGTAGCTTCAGCCACGGGGTACATCGTCACCTTGTCGTCGTTGGCCCCGATGGTGTGGTGCTCGCCGACGCCCTTCGCCCTGAAGCGCTCGCCAAAATAAACATGTTGGATGTGTCTGTATTCCGACATCGCTTCATATCGAATGCCGTCGATGACCTTCAACTGTCCTACCTTCACGATGCGCGGGTCCCAGCGGCCACGGCGGCCTCGCTCGAAGCCGACGGTGGGGAAGAAGAGGTCGTAGTACATGAAGTCGAGCATGCACTGCGAGAGGTGCAGGTCGAGGTTGTTCTCCTCCAGGAACTGCTTCACGCCTGGCACATGGCGTTCCATGCCGCTGTCGTCCTTCTCGTCGTAGCCCTCCCACGTGCGCTCCCACTCGTAGTAGGCCTGCTCCCAGTAGTCGGGGCCGATGCCCTGCAGCCGTGGACGCGGGCGGTTCTCGGGGGCTATCTCGGTGATGGGCTTCAGTGGATCCTCACCGGGGGCGGCAGCGGGGTCGATAGCCATGTCGCCGCCGTACTCGTCCTGCTGCTCTCCATTGCGGGCCTGCTGGCAGCGCAGCCGTAGGTTGAAGCCCGCGTGCTGGAACTCGCAGTAGGTGTCGTCCTCGAAGTGGTACATCAGCCTTACGCCCAGTCCCGTGGCCAGGTCGGCCAGGTAGCGCAGCGGCGCGGCGGTGTAGGGGCTTGCCTTCGCCAGCGAGTAGATGACGCCGGGCAGGTTGTCCTTCGGTCCCCACTTGATGTAGCCGCGTCCAAGCGGCTTGCCGTCCTTGTCGCTGATGGAGGTCGGCATGGAGTCGGTGCTGTCGAACGACCATGCCACCTGCGACAGCGGACCGTTGCTCAGCGTGCCGCAGCTCATGCCACTGGCCATCGACTGAGCCTCGCCCTTCGACGGGTCGCGGTCGCCGAGGGAGAGCGAGCGCACCTTGCCGTTGAGCACGTCGAGCGCCACAAACCCACGCTCCCGCAGCGAGCGGTCGAGCTTCTGATATTCCGAGAAGGTCTTCGGACGGTGGATGATGCTGCCCGCATTGCCTCTGTTGTTCTTATTCTTAGCCATATTTCTGTGTTGGATTTTTGAGGTGAAGATAGGGGTGAGAGGGCGGGAAATCAAGGGCAGGGAGTAAATGAAGAATGAAGAGTGAAGAGTGAAGAATTTGCTGCAGCCCTACCCTACCCGAAAAATTTTTCTGCCGAAATGCTTGCACGGTTCAGGAATAATGCTTATCTTTGCAGCGTCAAAAACCAAGAGGGGCATGAAGCAGCAGCCCCATAACAAGGCTGCTTATTTTGTGCCCGTGCCATAGAGATATAACATCGGCGGCAACCGCGTGGGGTCATGGAAACATCCCCAAAGGCCTACCCTCTTGGTGCCTTGACAGCGCGTAGTACCGCTATTTTTTAATTGTCAAAACCAAGAGCGTATGCCGAAGAAAGGAAGTTATAAACAAAGTATCGAAGAACTGGAAGCGGTTGCCAACAGATACGACTATCTACCTGAGTTCCGGAAGAAGGAACCTCGTATCTATGATGCGATACAAAGGCGCGGGTTGATAGATTCTCTTTGCAAGCACATGAGGCGAGGTCGTCCGTTATCACTGACTAACGAGGAACTGAAGGAAATAGCTTCACATTATGACTATATGCCGGAATTTCGCAGCAAAGAGAAGCATGCTTACGACACGATTTGTAGACGAGGACTTTTGGAGGAATACTGTACCCACATACAACGTGACGACAGATCCACTCCCGAAGAAGTTCTTGCCGCAAAAGCGAAAAAATACAACACATTCCAAGAATTGATAAAGAACGACTATAACACTTATGCAATTATCACAGCACGTGGGCTTACCGACAAACTATGTGCCCACATGAGGCGAATAAAAAGATATAGATATAAGGAAGAAGAACTGGCAGAGCGGGCGCTTATGTACGATGACTTCCATGAGTTTTCGCAGAAAGAACCATCTGTCTACGCAGCGATTCTGGATAGGGGTCTTGCCGATAAGCTATGCGCCCACATGAAACGTCGAAAGAAGTACAAATACACTTACGATGAACTTGTGCAAATATCGTCAGGGTACGACATTCTGCAAGAGTTTTATAATAATGAAAAAGGGGCATACAAGGCGATAAAAAGACGTGGCCTTTTTCAGGAGTTGTGCGGACACATGAAGCGGAAGGGAGACTGGCATAAGAGAAAGGTTTATGTGTTTACTTTCTCAGACGGGTATGCTTATGTAGGTCTTTCTCTAAACCCCGAGCGCCGATTCCTGCAACATACAAAAGATAAAAAATCTCCCGTTTATAAACATATCCAAGAGACAGGAACTAAATATGAATACAAAATATTAACCGACTGGATTGGCGCAAACATTGCTGGGGAAGTGGAAGAAAGTTATATTAGAAGATACTCCGCCGAAGGCTGGAAACTGCTGAACAAGGCAAAGGGTGGCGGGCTTGGGTGGTCATCTATCGACATGTCGCACGATAAGTTAAAGAAGGAAGCTGCGAAATACCATACATTTGAAGAGTTCCAGGAGTATTCTCCTTATTGCTATTACTATATGCTTGATAATGGAATGCTTGACGCATACTGTAAGCATTTAAAACATAGCAAAGATTACGCAGGGAAAACTATAAACGACAAGTTGGAGATAATCGCCGGCTGCAAGACGCGCATGGAGTTGAACAGGAAATCGGCTGGCATCTATAAGTGGGCGAGAAAGAACGGACTCCTTGATAAATACTTCCCAAAGAGAGTACCAGCAAAAAGGAGACGCAGTTATACGGACGAGGAAAGGATCTTTATTCTCAAAAGTTGCAAGAACCGGCGCGAGCTGGCTATAAAATACGGTGCTGTCAACGATTGGGCCAAAGCTAACAATTTGTTAGATAAGTATCTTCCAGTGAACGGTAAATACACAGATGAAGAAAGGATGGAGATTATTAAGTCTTGTAGTTCGCGTTCAGAACTACGCAAGAAATCATCAAGCGTATATTATTGGCTTAGAGATAATGGACTACTGGATGAATACTTCCCTTGCCAGCTTAAAAGATTGACCAACGAGGAACGTATTGAAATATTAAAATCGTGCAGGACAAGGACAGAACTAAATGAGAAGTACCGCTTTATCTACGTATGGGCAAGAAAGCATGGATTGCTTGATATATATATTCCCGCACAAAGTCCTCCTACCTCGGTATCACCAGATTCTTGAACCGCCCGCGCAGCCCGCCGCCAATCTTCTTGTTGTTCTCGGCCCCCACCTTGATGCCTATCACCAGGTCGTCGAAGCAGTCGGTCAGGTCGGTGCGCTGGGCCAGCGGTCCGGCTACACCCTCTTCGCTGGCGTACTTCTCCAAGTGCTTGTCTTTTTTGAACGTGCCAGGCACTACGGCACAACTCGACAGGGCTGCCTGAAGGTTCTCGCATCTGTTAGCTTCCTTGTTGATGTAGATGGCGGGCGACTGGGTAAAGCTGAACATGTCGTTAATCAGCTGGTACTTCCTCTCGTGTTTCCACACGGGGAACTCCGCAGCACATACAGAGAACCCGTAGCCCTCCAGTTCGCGGATGACCACCTTGTCGAAGCGTGAGTCCTCGCTGTTCTCCACGGCATAGGCCGTTGCGCCGCCTTGGAAAATCGTAGGGGTGTGATAGAATATCACCTGTGCGCCGCCGCTCTTGCCACGATTGCGGCGCAGGTAGGGAGTGTAGTATTCTGCAAATTGCTTGACTAATCCCATGAGTCGAACCGGCGCCTGAACCCAGAACTCCTTCATCACCATGATGGACGGCTTGCCCTGATACATGCGAGTTTGCGCCACGAGCAGAAAGTTGGTTCTGGAGCCGGCATCAATGCTGATGCAGAGCGGCGACTGGTAGTCTACGTCTAAGTCGAGGGAGCAGTCCCTTCCGTCGCGCTCCAGCTCGTCGAACTGCAGTGCCTCGTAGGACACGGAGGTTGGCCAGTGCTGTACGTCGAGGGCTTTCTTGTTGTTCACCACATGCAGATAGCGGTCCATAATCAGCCCCTCGGCATCGGCACTTTCATAGAGGTTGATGTCCGAGAAATTGCAGTAGAATCCGTCGGCGGCATTGCCAGGCGGTTGACCGAGGATAGTTAGGCGGTACTGTAGGTCGGTCAGGCTGCGCTGTTGCAGTCTCAGCCATGCTTCACCCCCGAGCAATGCGGCATTCTCGGCTGACGAGTATTCAAAGAAGGCACAGCTGCTGCCCCTGAGTTGGTGGAGCTTCTTCAGATACTCCGGACTCTGTGCCAACTGTGCGGCCAGATGTGGCGCGGTCTTCTCCAGATAGCGAAGTTCTGAGAGCATTTCTATTAGCTGACTGTTGACCGCCTGCGATTGCAATTCCAGTTCCTTCGCGTCTTTTTCCCACTCTCTCTGGGCGGTCACCATACCACGGTCACTGATCCAGAACTGCGACAGCCAGAACGGATTCTGGGCACTGCGTGTCCCGTAGCCCCATGCGTCCTTCCTCTCGGTCTTGCTGGCAGATGCCGGCATGAAGTCGCCGCGCAGCGTGGGCATCAGTTCTTCCTTCACTCGCTTCCATGGCAGATATTTCACCTCGTCACCCTTCAGCGTGGCCAGATTAAGGCCGTTACCACTGCCTCGTACTGCCATCGACAGCATGATTTCGCAATAGCCTGTAACAAAGTGAATTACGTTTTCCCACACCCTCGGCTTGGCCAGCGGCATAGGCCATCGCAGCTTGGCCGGAGCCTGCCCACGGAAGTAGAATCGGCCTTCCTCGAACCCCAGTGTATTGAGCACTTTCAGCACGTTTGGCATCGTGCGAGTGTATATCTGCTTGGCACTGGCTCCCACGAAACCACCCATCTGCCGGGGCAGTCCGAGGAAGCACTTGCCTTCCCACACGCCGAGCAGCGAGGTCTTGCCGAAACCACGGGCGGCGCAGATGAATGTCGTGCGGGCCTGCCAGTTGTATATCTCCAACTGTGCCCGGTGTAGGTAAATCTTGTGCTCCCCGTCGCCCATCAGGTCGAGATAGCCTCCCTCCTGCGGTTTCGGCTCTTCTACGTCTGGCAGCATCTTGCTCTCAAAATGGTCACTGCTCAGGTTCGGATTGGTTCCAAGTCTGCTCATGGCTGTTCTGTTTTTGTTCACGTTCCATCTCGTCAGCCTCGCGTTCGGCCATCATCGTGTTCACGCGGTCTTCGATGGCCAGGCGCTTGGAATCCTGGTAGGCCCCGTACTTTTTTATGATGGCCAGCGCCTGCTGGTCGGTAATCTCCTCCTTCGTCGGGTCAACATCCGTTACTTTTGCGGTAACCACTGGCGGCAGGAACATCACCTTGCTCATGTCCTGCTGCTCCTGCTCCGGCTTGTCCAGCCCGGCCACCTCATACAGCCGCTTCGAGCCTTTGTCGAGTGCCATCACGTTGTCGGTCTCCAGTCCGATGGTTATCATCCTCTCGGCGGCGTAGCGCACCTTCAGCTCGTCCTGCCGGCGCGAGCCCGACTGTATGTGGTCGATTACGAAGTCGAACAGCATCTTGTCCTTTTGTGCTGCCACGGTGACGGCTGCCGCGTCGCTGTAGCTTCCCGTCTGCTTCACCAGTTGGCGCAGCATCTGGTAGGCATCCAGCATCGGGTCCTTTATCCAAACCCAGTACACATGCGCCACCCTTGCCAGCCGGTCCTTATGCTCTCGTCGCATATCGAGGTCCTTAATCGGCACCCCACTCTGAAAGTGCAGCAGCGCCCCCGACATCAGCGATTGCGAAATACCTGTTTCTCTTGCCATAGTCTTTGTGTTGTGTTGTTTATGTCATCGGCTTGCGCCGAGAAATTTTGAGAAAACCGCTACGCGGGAAATTATTCAAATTAGTTTCAAATTTTCCAGTCTTTAATAATTTGGATTAAATTTGATAAATTTCCAGCCGGCAGGCTGTAGTCTCTAATTTCTGTCCGTCAGGACATCGTTCATATCGCCGCGATGAACTCCGCCCACTTGTGGCTGTCGCTCTTCCGGCTTGTCTGCTTCCCTGCGGTGTCGAACAGCGGGCCGTCGTTCCAGCCCGGTACGCCGGGACATAGCTTGCCCGTCACGTCATAGTGGCGGATGACGCGCTCGCGGGGGATGTCGTAGGCCATCATCAGATAGCGCACCAGGCGCAGCGTCCTCGCTATCACGGCGTCGCTCAGCGTCCACCCCTCGTGGTTGGGTGCCGATGCCGACGTGCCCTTGCTGAGCGTCGAGCACATCTCAATGCTGACGGTGTTGCGGTTCGTAGCCTTACCGCTCAGCCGTGCGCCGCCCGTCCAGGGGTTCCGCTTGTCGCCCACGGCCCAGCAGTAGTAGCTGTCGATGTCGGGGTTCACCTGCACGGTCTGCTCGTCGTCCACCACGAAGTCGGCGCTCGCTGGTCGCTTGGTGAACACGTCGCGGTTGGCCTTCGCCGCCCCGCGTGTGCTACGGCTCCCGGCGGTGTAGTGGATGGCGATGTAGTTCACCACCCGCCCCGGTGCAAACGTGATGTGCTGACGGATGAACGCCTCCGTCAGCGTCACCCCCGCCAGCCGCGCCATCGTCTTCCGTCCCGCTATGCCGTCGGCCACCAGCCCGTTCTCCGCCTGCTGGAACGCCGTCACTGCCGCCACCGTCCTGGGGCCGTAGTCGCCGTCAGCAGTCAGCTGGTAGCCCCGCTCCTGCAGCAGCCGCTGCAGCATCTCTACTCCCCCACCCTTGCTTCCTTTCTTGTAAGTCTTTGCCATATTGTTTTTGTGTTGTTATCAAGAATTATAGAATTTGAGAATTAAAATACTTTCTGCATACGAATCCCTTGCGGGGTGCATAGTCGAGGAAGTCCATGCTTTTGAACAGCCATGCGCGGTTTGCCCACCGCCCGAGGTCTTTCTCATATTGCGTTGGTATCCGTGTGTTGGTGTAGTCTCTGTATGGCTGAACGAATGGCAGGATGCCCAGACGCTTCAGCGTGCGCAGCCGATAAAGATCCTGCTCCTTGGTGGAGTTGAACCCTACCAGCACATAACAGGCAATCTTGTATGGCTTGATGTGCTTCACCATCGCCTCCAGTTGTGGCGTGAGGTCGAGTTGCGGCAAGTCCCAAGCAATATGGATATATCCTTTGCGCTTGATGGTGTTCAGGGCTTCCGCCTGTTCCTCGTCCATTATGCGGATGTCCACTCCGTGAAACTTCACTGGCAGTTTCTGCGCCTTCAAATCTTCGACGGCCTCGCGCCAGTTCGGGTTGGCGAAGAAGTTGTTGTCGAGTACTTCTATCCACTGCGCATTAGGGTTCCACTGCATTGGCCTGACGCTGTGGATGGCTCCCTCCTTGTCGTGAACCAGACAAAACGGGCAGTGGCGTATGCAGCCACGAGAGTAGAACTGCACACTGAACGGATATTGCGGATAGAGGTCGTAGGCCATTCCCGTGTGTGCCTCTATATCTTCCGGCAGACGGCTCTTGATATCGTAACCTGTCCCCCC